AAAGAAACCAAAGTTCGCGCAATCATTTCCTACGCTGATAGCGACTACCATAATGGCACAATTTATCGTGCTTGCAATTTTCGCTACTGTGGTCTATCAGACAGAAAGAAAGATTTCTACTTTGCAGACGGAACCAAACATTCCAGAGGAAGTATCAAAGGAGAAGAAGGTGAGTGGAGAGATCGAACACAGAAGCACAGATATGTGATGGTGTTCGATAAGAGTTTAGATCTCTTATGGTCCGATAAGTCTAGTGTTATCAGTTCTGATTAACTTCTCGTTGATGAATTGAGAACTCTCACCATAGTTCATAATCTCTCTTATCTCTCTAATAAACTGTCCAACGTAATTGGACTTTAATAATTCAATTCTTCTCTTCTTCTCATTTTCTCTGGTCTCATATTCAAAATTCGAAATGCCGATTACAGGGTTAATGTCACTATTGCCACTGTACTCGGTATTTTCGTATGCACCAATAGCAGTGTAGGAGTTTGATGAAAATGTTGTAATACCAGTTACAGATATTTCATATGGTGCTGGAATTGTAAAGTTTTGATCTACAATTTGTCCTGCTGGAAGAATTAATCTACCTTTTGAATCATTAACTTTGAGTGTTTCATAATGATGCACAGCATTTAGTTCTGTACCATACTTTCCTTCCGCATAACGATAGACATCACGGTTAGACAATGGCCATTCTGATTTGATGTTTGTGATACCAGAACTGAGCACAACAATCCAATCTAATTCAGGTGATCCATAAAGTCTATCTGCAATGGTATCAGGTCTCTCACCATCTCTAATAGTATACTTTTCATAGAGAGCAACTTGATCTTTGATCTCATCTCTAATCTTCACTCTTCGGAAAAGATTTTTAATTACAACATATTCTCTTGACGAAACCTTATGTAAAAGATTCGATTGATATGCAACGTTGGGTAATTCTCTAAAATAAGACATCAGTAACCTACTCCTAAACCTGCTGCTGGTGAATCATAATCTTCTGCGTAAATTGGGTTCATTTCGGTGAACTGTAATGTCATTCTCATATGAACTGGTGTTCCATCATCATAAGTTGCATATGTTCCAGATGCTGTGTAATCAACGTTCATTGATGTCAAGAATCCAGTTTTCATTTTGTTCAAGAATGGATGTTCTCTTCCTCTGTGATTGTATGCAAATTTAAACAGTTTTGGAGATTGAATGAATAATCCAGGATATTGTCCTCTTCTTGGACTCATTGATTGCTTGATTACTCTGATGATATCTTTTACCACTATTGCTTCATCTGCATCTCTTGGAGCAAAATCAAAGATAAATGGGAATGATCTTAATTGAACACCACTGAAAAGCAGTTCAAGATTTGATTGAAGGATTAAACCTTGTGATCTAGAAATAAGAGATGATATAGAAACGTTTGCGCCAAGTTGATTGATTGCTTTTCCAGATAACGCAGTAGCAAGCAGATTTATATTTTGATCCGTCAGAATATTTTGTCCATCTTTACTAAGAATCTTTGTTACTTGAGTCTTAATTGCCCCCAAATCTATTTTTCCATCTAGCATAAAGTCTTTGGTTGCATTTAAACCTGCTACTTGGAGGGGATTTATTGTATCAGAAGCATAATCTACGGCAACACTATCAGATACACTTTGAGGTATTGGTAGGATGATATATCTTGAATTTTTTTGAAGTTTTTTCGCTTTTTCTACATAACTTTCATTACTACTGTCTGAAAGAATTTTTTCTATCTCATCTGCCCTAGCTGTTAAGTTAATAGGATTTTTAGCTGTTTCTTTACTCGTGTCTTTCGCATAATCAAAAATTGCTATTGAAAGGTAGTCTGTAGCAGACTCCATCATTCTTTGTGGATAAACCAATCTAATTGGTTCATCAGTTCCAGTGGTACTAGCATCCTCTGGTTTTGTTGTGCCAGCATTTTCTGCTGCTAATTCCGCAGCATCATCCGAAGTAGATGTACTAGATCTCCTTGCCCTTGCTCTCGCTCTATTAGCTTCAATTAGTTCTTGTCTTCTCATTGAAGATTATTTTTTTAGTTATTTAGCTGCTCATTGCAAAATCTGCCAGAGGCAACATAAGAACATCTCTCAACTCTGATGGATAGATCTCGTAGATTCCTTCTGACATAACTTCATTGGCAAGATATCTTCTTACCGATTGACCTTTGCCTAACCAATGATAGTTCTCTGCAATCCAACCATCTTCTAATGGTGTACGCATTTGAACCACAGGATTTCTATCAAATCTTATTCCAGGTGTGATAGCACGATAACGATAGACATATAACTTTCCAGGTATCGGTGCATCTGCTTTATCTAATACTTTTATAAGTTCTCCCATTACAATAGAAGGATCTCTAACACCAGTTACATTGTTTGTTACGACACGAATTCTATTTCTATTTGCGTCGGTATCAGTTGGTCTATTGCTTTTGGGTCTTGGATCTTTACGTATCCCATCATCATATACATTAGAACCAACTTTAATATTGGGATCACTGCTGGAAGTTACCTCACCAGTTTCGTAAACATAAAAATATTTGTTTCCAATTCTACCACCAGACTTAATGGTTCGTGCCATTATTTGATACCTAATTCTTTTTCGGTCAATACTTTAAATTCCCACATACGGTCGGCACAGAACTCTCTTGCCGCTTTCCACTTTGCCTGGTTCTTGGCATATTCATATGCTTCGTTCAAGTATTTCTTTGTTTGGCGTTGTGGTTTCTTTGGTGGACTGCACTGACTCATTGGTTTAACTTCGATCAATGAGCGTTTGATTCTGCCACTCACATCTTTATACTTGATGTAGAAGTCTGGGAAGTATCTATGAATCTTATTATCAATTGGTGAGCGATATGGGAGAACAATCTCTTCACTACCCCACTCCAATACATTTTCATTATTATCGCAGTAGACCATAAACTTTCGTTCCCATAAGGAACGATAAACAATATTGGTTGGATCACCCTTATATTTCTTGGGATGTGACGGTGAATATTTTCCCTTGTATGACATCTAAATAACTAATAATCTCATATAAGATATTTAGAGTGCCTAGACCGTTTCCTAAAAAGATATCTCAAATAAAACCTCTGATATCGCAAGTAGCACTTACATCACATTATCTGGTAGAGTTTGGTGGACTCCCAGAATTCTTGAAAAAGTATTTGATGCAGAGGGGGATGGATTCTAGATTCCTTGGAGAAAGTATTGGTCTCTTAGCGTGTAGAGCAAATCTCCCAGGAAGTAGTTTTGCAACTGCGGATATCAATGGCAACTATATGGGTGTAAATGAAAAGTTTGCACATACTAGACAGTTCATTCAAATGGATATGGACTTCTATGTTGATACTGGATATCGTTCATTGAAGTTCATCGAACACTGGATGGAGTGGATTGCCAGTGGAAGCACTACTGGACAAGAAGGTTCAAGTCCAGCAGAAAGAGGATATTATTTTAGAATGAGATATCCTAATGAATATAAGTGCGACTATACTAGAATTACAAAGTTTGATAAGGATTATAAGAAGTACATTGAATATAGATTTATTGGATTGTTCCCAATCTCATTGAATTCTACTGCAGTATCTTATGAGGGTTCTCAGGTCTTAAAAGCATCTTGTACTTTCAACTTTGAAAGATATATTGCAGGTGAAGCATATTCTATTAACTATGCAAAGGGTGATGATAATAATAAGAAACCTAGTACGCCAGATGCTGCTACTGTATACAGTAGGGGAATTAGTGACGCCGATGCTTTTACGGCAGATTTAAAATTAGATACTGGAACAATTCCGTTTACTAATGAAGCACTAAGTAAAGCTGGTGATCTTTATGGTCAAGGAGCTTTCAGTAGTAATGCAATTTTAAATTCTTCTGCCAACTTTACCAACTCTTTCCGCTTTCTATAACCCATCTAAATAATTTTACTGAATTGTTTCGGATATTATGCCTTTACCAAAAATTGCAACACCAACCTATGAGTTGGTGATTCCTTCTACTAAGAAAAAAATTAAGTATAGACCTTTCTTAGTTAAGGAAGAGAAAGTCCTTATCATCGCAATGGAAAGTGAAGATACCACTCAAATTGCTAATGCAGTTAAGGATGTTATCAAAAATTGTATTATCACTCGTGGTGTGAAAGTAGAAGAACTTTCAACATTTGACATTGAATATTTGTTCCTCAACATTCGTGGAAAGTCTGTTGGTGAAGAAGTAGAAGTTCTAGTAACTTGTCCTGATGATGGTTCTACAAAAGTTCCTATGAACATTGTTCTTGATGACATTGGAATACAATATGATGATAATCATTCGCCAGATATTAAACTTGATGATAGTTTGACATTGAGAATGAAGTATCCATCAATGGATCAGTTTGTGAAAAATAACTTTGCTATTGATGATGTCAACGTTGATGAAACCTTTGATATTATTACTTCGTGTATCGAGCAAGTTTACAACGAAGAAGAATCTTGGTCTTCGACAGATTGTACCAAGAAAGAACTTCGTGATTTTCTTGACTCACTGAGTTCAAAACAATTCAAAGAGATTGAGAAGTTTTTTGCTACAATGCCTAAACTTTCTCATACTATTCAGGTCAAGAATCCTAACACTGATGTAGAGAGTGAAATTGTATTGGAGGGGCTAGCGTCTTTTTTCGCGTAAGTATGGCTCATATTGACTTAGAGTCATACTTTCGAATAAATTTTGCTTTGATGCAGCACCATAAATATAGCTTGACAGAACTAGAAAATATGATACCTTGGGAGAAAGACGTTTATCTCGCTTTCCTCAAACAGTACATAGAAGAAGAGAACTTAAAAGCGCAGCAACAGAATGGTTAGTAGTTTCCCAGTTATAGGTAGGAGAACAACAGTATCTGCTGCTGCGTTTACAGGCAGAGCGGTTGCTCCTGGTGCTGTTCAGATAGATTCTACAACAACAAATGTAATCAATAAAAACTCTCTTCAATTGGGAGTTGTATCAAATCAGATACAAAATTTGACTGCTCAGGTCAATTCTCTTGCTGGTTCTATGCAAGTTGTTGCTAGGAGTTTAGCAACCTCTCAAAATTTAGAAAGGCAGAAAGAACAGCAAGAAGCATTTCTTGAAAGAAAATTAGCAGAACAAAAAGTAAGAGAAGGTGCAGAATCTGCTCTCGAAAGAAAATTAGAAGCAAAGACAATCAGACCTGCACAGAAATTAGCAGGACAAGCACAAGGAATATTATCAAGACTTAGTGGATTCTTTACTGCATTACTTGGTGGTTGGTTGCTCACTCGGGGTGTAAGAGCAATAAAACTGTTTGCCGAAGGAAATACAACAGAACTTAGACGACTTGGTGAGAGTGTCGTCAGTAATCTCATCAAGATGAGAGGTACGATGATGATTGCAAAGGGAGCACTTGCTCTCTTGACAGGTCGTTACAAAGCAATGGCAGCTCTGATTCTTACAGGAGTTGGTCTTAACTTATTCTCTGAACCTGCTGGAAAACTCATTACATTCCTTGTTGAAGCAGCTGCTAATGCTGCTAGAAAAATACCAGGTATTGGACAATTTATTCCACAATTTGAACTTCCAGATAATCTCTTTGGTGGTGGTAATAACAATAACAATAATAACAACAATAATAATAATAACAGTAATCAGGGTGCTCAGGAAATAGAAGAATATGATCCTAATGAAAGCACTACTCCACCATCCAGTTTTGAGGATCCTGGAAACGGAACTGGTGGTCAATCTCTGATTGAACCAACAGAACCTGCCGCAGGTAGTGGTGAAAGTATTAGAGCTATTGCAGAAGCATTAAATCCAGCACCAGCAGCATCAGCAGAAGCACAAACTGGTATGATGCAGCAACCTATGGATTTCTCTGGACCTGCGATGTTCGGTGAAGGTGAACTGTCTGTTAATATTCCACTTCAAGCAAACTTTGATATAGATGCTGGGCAGGCGTACAGTGGTGATACAACATACGCTGATATGGGATTCTCTACGGCAGAGATACAAGGTTACGTTGATACCGAAAAATATATTGGCAAGTATGGAACACTTCCTCCCGATATGTTTACATCGATGAGTAGGGAGAGAACAGCAACTATTGCAGAAACTGTTTCACAATCAACTGAACCTGGTGTTACAGTGGTTCCATTTGTAACACCATCACAAGAACAACCACAACAAGAAACTGTTTCCCCTGGTGGAACAACTATTGGAGGTTCTACACCGTCATTTCCTACTAGTAACTCCGATAACATTTACACTTTGGGTGCATATTCAACTTATAACGTGGTGCCTAACTGATGTCTAGAACTAATCGACTATTAAATCAGAATAGCAATAGCATTGGTAATATTCAAGAGTCTTTGAATCAGTTTGGTGTAGGAATTCGTAAAGCGAATTCAGCGTCATCTGTTATTATAAAAGAACTAACTGCGGGAAATAAAGCAAAGAAAGATGCAATATCGGTTAGAAGAAGTTTATTTGAAAAAAGAAGAGAGGCAGTAAGGCGAAGAGAAAAAGAAGATCTAATTGAAGCGGGTTCAATTCAAACAATTAATCAAAGTGCAACAAGAAAAATTTCTGGTAGTACCAGAGGTATTCTTGGTAGAATAATGGGATTTGTTGGAACTGTCTTTCTTGGGTGGTTCTTGAAAAATGTTCCAGAGATTATTAAAAAGTCTCAGGCATTGATACAGAGAATGAATGAAGTAAGATTAACTCTTACTGAATGGGTAGAAAACACTCTCTCTTCATTGAGAACCTTTACTACTAACTTAGTTGGCGTTAGAACTAGTTTCGAAAATGTTGGTCTTGATGCCGCTGCCGATGAGCAAGATAAAGAAAGTCAGAAATTACGTGCTGCTGGTACAACAATGTATAATGACTTTGTTCGTCAAATTCAATTATTCAGAGATTTTGATGTTGTTGATGCGGTAAAGAGATTACTCGGATATTCCGAAGAACCTGAAGCATCTGGTAATCGTGGCACTTCTGGTGGCGGTGGTGGCGGAACTGGAAAATTTGGATCACTCCTACCTTTCATTAGAAGTGCAGAGGGTGGTTACAATTCTATGTTCCCAAGTGAGAATATTCCTGGTCTCACTGATATGACCATCAATGAAGTTGTAGCACTTCAAAAAGAAAAATTAAAGGATGGTAGAAAATCTGCTGCCGTTGGTGCATATCAAATTTTATTTCCAGAAAGAGCAGCAGAAAAAGCAGGTATTCCTCTTGATGCTAAGTTTAGTCCAGAAAATCAGGATAAGATGGCTACTACCTTAATCGAAGGTAGAGGTATCACTATTGAAATGATTAAGAATAATCCTGTGGAGGCAGCATTGCGTCTTGCTAGGGAATTTGCTGGTATTCCAGTTTTAGCACCAACACAGGGATTGAATGGTCCAGTTGATAGAGGAGATAGTTACTATAATGATGGTGTAAACAAAGCAACTGTGACTGCTGAACAACTTGAAGCAGCATTCAAAAAAGTTGTAGCAGCAAATGCAGCACCATCTATCAATATGAATCAACAGTTTGGTGTTGGTGATATGTTAGATCTTGGAGCACCTGCCAAAGTTACATCACTTCAAGGTATGCAAGAAGAGTTTAGATCTAAACCACACGGTGGTATTGACCTTGCTTGCGAACCAAACTTGTTCATCTCATTGAGAGTTGATTGTGAAGTTGTTGGAACTAGAGATCAACCCGATGGATATGGTCTTACGGTTGATGTTTGGATTCCATCTATTGGGGTTCAGTTGAGATTTGCACATAACAATAGAATTTTGATATCTAATGGAAAAGTTCCTGCTGGAACTTCTTTTGCAACAACTGGTAGCACAGGTAGATCTACTGGTCCTCACATTCACCTTGAAGCGTCAACAGAAAGAGGATCTACAAACTATGGTGGTAACTTATCACCAAATCCCTATGTGAAATTGATTCAATTAAGTAAAGCAAAGATTGAAGGTCAACCAGGAACAATTCCAGATTTAAGTGGATATGGCGGCACATCAATTTCATCTACAACGCAAGGAAGTACTACTGCAAGCACTGTGTCTGAGGGTAAAAGAGGACAAGTAATTCCCATCCCGATTCCACAAGCATCACCAGGTGGAGGAGGATCTGAACCTGGTGGACCTGGTGGAGGATCTACGACAGAAACGATTATTATAAACCCGTTAAATAGTTTTGTAGCCAAGACTCTTCTTATGGAGTTAGAGTACACATAATGACAAGACAAGCATCAGATCCTTCAGAATACGATGAGATTATAATTGAATCAAACGATGGTTCCCGTCGTCTTGATCTTCGACTAGGTGTTCAGTCGATAGATTATTATGAAGATGTGTTTTCTCCAACCATCACAGCAAAGATGGTAGTCACTACTACTGGTAATGTTATAGACAATAAAGGAATCTATCAGGGATTGCCTCTTAGAGGTGGTGAGAGAGTTTCTTTAAGAGTTTTAAGTAACGCAGGGAACCCTAATCTAGATTTTTCGAAGAAAAATAATTACTTGTATGTTTCTAGTATCACTAATATCATAAGTAGTTCTGAGAAAGAATCATTTGTATTAAATCTATGTTCTAGGGAAGCAATTACAAATGAAACCGCAAGAGTTGTCAAAAAATTTCCTACATCATCACCAATCTCCGCATCAGCAGAGACAATCATCAAAGAGCATTTGCAAACTAGTAAAGAAGTAAAAGTAGATCAAACACAGAATAAGTATGGTTTCATTGGCAATACAAGAAAACCATTTACTGTATTGAGATGGTTGGCATCGAAAGGTGTTCCAGAAGGAAAGGATGGAAGTGCTGGTTATTTCTTCTTTGAAACATCCGAAGGATATAATTTTAGATCAATTGATAAACTTATTTCGCAGACACCAAAGACAACAAAAGAGAAACCATATTTTTATAGTGAAGTTGTAGATGGTGATGGGGCAGATGAAAATTTCAAAATCATATCTTATGTCACTAATAGAAATGAAAATATGTTGGAGAAGTTGAGACTGGGTGCTTTTGCTAGCATAAGATCATACTTTGATCCATTCACTTTTAGAATTACAAATCCAGAGAAAAGTTTATTTAAGATTGATGATTATCAAGATAGTATGAGTAATCTTGGTAGAAAACTTGGATATCCAAAAATATCGGAAGATTCTGAGAAAACTCTTGGTGAAGTTCCAACAAGAATTTTTACAGGAATACTAGATCGTGGTACAATCGAAAAAGGTGTATCTGTCGAGACAAACTCTGATCAATTATTATATCAATCACAATCACTGACAAGATATAATACTCTTTTTACACAAACTTTGACTATTACTGTTGGTGCAAATACCAATCTGCACGCAGGTGATGTCATTCGTTGTGAGTTCCCTAAGACTACTACATCAGATGAAAGAGAGATGGATTCTGAGCAAAGTGGACTATATATGATTAAGGAATTGTGTCATCATTATGACACTGAGGGTTCATATACATCTGCGAAACTTATTAGAGATACTTTCGGTCAATTTGCTGCAAACAATAAAGAGAAGTAATGTTAGAGGAATCTTTTTTAAAAACTAATTTTATTGGAAGAGACGGATTCCGTTGGTGGATTGGTCAGACTGCTCCTGCATCTGCACAAGGTAATCAAGCAAATGGTGGTGGATGGGGAAACCGTTTCAAGGTTCGTATCTTTGGATATCATCCATACAGTGAAGTGCATCTTCCTAATGAAGATTTACCCTGGGCAATTGCAATTCTTGGATGTACTGATGGTTCTGGCGCTTCAAATAGAGCCACGTCTGTAAAGATTGCACCTGGCGATACTGTATTTGGTTTTTTCCTTGACGGTGATAATGCACAGCAACCTGCAATCCTTGGTGTTTTTGGTAGAACAGATCAAGTTCCATCAACAACATATAAGAATCCATTTGAACCATTCACTGGATTTACAGGAAGAATTAAACCTGCTGCCGGTGGAGTTATTGCACCAAATGAGGCGAACGAAAATACTACAACAGCACAAAAAGCACCACGTTCAGTTGATAAGACAACTGCTGACAAGTTAAATGGTGCGGGTGGAGAAGAAACCCAAGACCCAGCAAAACAAGAAGTATCTGCAAGTTCTTCTATTGGTAAAAAAGTAACAGGAGCATCAAAAGAACCAGATAGTGCAGTACAAAAAATTAAAAATGATGTTGATAATTTTACTAAAAGAGTAAAAGAAATTACCGGAGGTATTCAAGGCGCAGTTAATGGCGCAAATGAGTTTGTTGGAGAGAAGAAGCAACAATTATTTGATTTAATTGATGGTGCAACGCAAGGCATTCAAAATAGTGCTGCGCGTATGGTCAATGATATGACCCAAAATCTTTCGAATGCATTAAGTCCTGTTCTGAATACAGGTCTTCAAGCACTATATGATACTGTATATCAGTTAGTTTTTGCAGCAACACAAAATAAAAAACTTGCAGATATTGCAGGAACTATTGCTCAGGCAACATTTATTGGTCCAGTTAAAGATATTTCTGATGCAATGCCTTGTATTGCTAATAAAATTATTGCTGGTATTGGTGATACTATCAAAGGAGTTCTTCAAAGTGTTGCAGATAACGTCACCAACTTTGTTTCGTGTATTGGAGATCAGGTTGTTGGTGCTTTGATGAATCATATTATTGGTGGCGTTTCTAGTTTTATGGCACCATTGATGAGTGCAGTCAGTAAAATTTCAATGGGATTCTCACCACTTGGATTCCTCAATGGAACTGCGAGTGCTATTTTAGGTTTAGCACAGGATATTGGTTGTAATGACTTTGCAACTGACTTTGATCTTGCATCAAATGAGTGGGTCATTGGTAAGGGATTCAGTGATAAAGCGGGTGTTCCTGTTGATGAGATTTTAAGTCAGGCTAACGAAGCACTGGAAGTTGGAAACGAATTACTTTCAACTGGCGTAAACGCAATTCAAGACATTGCTGGTGCAACAGGTTCTCTTGGTTTGTTTGACTTCATGAATCCAAGTGTATCTCAACCTGGATTCCAAAGTGCCCTTAGTAAGTGTTATGCTGGACCACCAGACCTTGGTGGTTGTGGTGGCACAAAGATTAAAATCTTTGGTGGAAAGGGTAGTGGTACCACTGCAGAAGCAATTATTGGCGGTATTAAAGATGTTGTCAATGGAGGCAGAGGTATCACTGGTAGTGTGATTGGTGTTGATCTCATAAATGGTGGTGGTGGATATACATTCCCACCATTCGTTGAAATTGTTGATGAGTGTGATAGAGGATTTGGTGCAACTGCAAGGGCAGTTATTGACTATGATCCAGATTCACCAACTTTCCAACAAGTTATAGACATCTATATTGTCACTGAGGGTCAAGGATACACTCAGGGAACTGATGATCAAGATTACATCCTTGATGATGAGAAGGGTCCAGAGATTATCAAACCTGGTATTGGTTATGATCCTAACGATACAGTGACTGATAGTGATGGAAGAGAATATACTATTCAAATTGATTCTGTTGGTTCGATAACTAAGGTCATTCGTATAACAAATAACGAATATGCCAGTATTGATGACATTTTGGAGTATACCATCAATTCTACTTCAGGAACTGGTGCAAAACTAGCACCAAGATTGAGAAGAAGACCTATTGATCCTCAGGGCGAAGTCAAGCAAGTTATTGATTGTATAGAATAAATATCACAGGAGGACATATAAATGGCAAATAATTGGGAAAATAGACAATATATTAATCTTGGTCCTAAATTCAGGATTGAATCAAACAATCCTCAGGTAGGATTTAATGGTCCAGGAGTTTATGACATTTATGGTAACAACAGTCAGGGGGATGTTTCTCTCGCTGGAATGACCGAAGGTGGTATATGGCGCTTATATAATGATAGAACCGTTGAAATTACTGGTGGACAGAATGGTGAACGAGGCGGTGTAGATATTTGCATCACTGGTATGAAAGGCAGTGTTCTCATCACTGCAATGGAAAATGGTGATGTTTTGGTCAGTGGTAATAATATTATTATGGAAGCAAAGAAAGATATTACCCTGAAAGCAGGTAAAAATATCTACATGGATACGGGTAGTAAATTTGATATTAAGGCAAAAGAAGCATATTGTGTAGCACCACACTCATATGGACCTAATTGTATTGCTACCGAAACAAATATGAAGACCTTCTTGATTGATACTTACAGAGGTTTGAGAGCATTTGATATTGCAGTAGCAGCATCTGGTGCTGCTGGTGGACCAGGTGCGGCGGCAGCTGCTGGTGTGGCAGCAAAAGCAATTAAAGGTTTGAAACTATAATGGCATTTCCATCAGATCAAACTAATTTTGAGCACACTTTTGGTGCTAAGGTCACTTTCTATAAACCAATTGATGCAGAAGAGATTGTAGCAAAAACAGTTACAATCAATGGAAAGTCTGATAGTACATCTCTAATAGTAAGAGAATCATCTAATTTAAGTACACTTTCGGTTTCTAATCAGTCAATATTTAAAAATATATCTGTTACTGGTATTGCGACAGTAAATAATCTAGAAGTAACTGGTGAATTATATGATGGTGATGGTAACTTTGGATCTGCTGGTCAGGTTCTTTCATCAGACGGAACTGATTTGGCATGGATTAACACATCTAGTGCTAATGTTGGTTCTGCATCTAATGTTGGCACAAATGAAGATGCCACTAATGCTAATCAATATGTAACTTTTGTCGGAGCAAAAACAGGAAATAATCCCATTAGAGTTGATGAAGGAATAAAGTATAATCCATCAACTAATGTATTAACAGTTGGAACGATTTCTGCTACCACTTTTACCGGACTTCCAGCAGGTTTCCCATCTGGTGGTATTATTATGTGGTCTGGTTTAGAAACTAGTATTCCAACTGGTTGGGTATTATGTGACGGTCAGAACAGCACACCAGACTTAAGAAATAGATTTATTGTTGGTGCGGGAACAGGTAGTTCTTATTCTGTCAATGATACTGGTGGTAGTGCTGATGCGATAGTTGTTGAACACACCCACACGCTGTCTGACCCTGGTCACAGTCACTCATATTCACGCGCAGAAAGCATTGTACAAGGTTCTGCAGAAACTTCCAGCCAACAACAAAAACACAATATCGATTACGGCACTAACACCACTCAATCCGCCACCACTGGCATCACCGTTAATAGCACAGGTTCATCAGGAACCAATCAAAACTTGCCACCATACTACGCTCTCTGCTACATTATGAAGTCTTGACGCCTGAACCAAAAAGCGTTATAATATCTGGGTAATCAAGAAAAGCACATGAACGAAACTTATGTTGCTGGCGTCGTCATCGATGTCTGCACTCGTTCCTTTCTCCTCCTTAGTGATGCAGGAGATGAGAAAATGGTAGAATGTGAAACTGCTGAGCAGTTTATGAATGTGCTAGAAGTATGCACCTCTCATCTTAATGATGATCAAATTGAATATGCAGATTTGGCAATTGCAGGAAAGATTTAATGGAAGTATTTACAATCGAAGAGTGGGAAAAGAACTTTGATGAACTCTTTGCAAGAGTTGAAAATGGAGAAACCATCGGAGTAGTAAGAGAAGATGGTCAAGCAGCAGTGATGATGCCCGCCGATGAAGCAGATTTTCTGCGAATACACACAACAGATAACAACGACGCTGATTGATGTATTCGGGAATGTCGCCTAAAGGTAAAGGCCCTCTGCTTATAACGGAGTGATTTGGGTTCAAGTCCCAACATTCCTATTTGCTTCCTTAGCAATCTGGTGAATGCAGCAAACTCATAATTTGCCTAAGGAGAGTTCGATCCTCTCAGGAAGCACCTATGGGACGGTGGCGGAATCGGTAGACGCACCAGACTTAAAATCTGTTGAGATTTTTCTCGTGAGGGTTCAAGTCCCTCTCGTCCTATTCAATAAATAACGGAAAGCAAGAACAATATGACGATCGATGCTTACACCGTTGACGCAAAGTATGTTTGGTATAATGATGGTAAGATAATCGTTAGGATGTACTTTTTAAATGATATTCCATTTACCTTTGATGATTTGGAAGATGGAATGCTTTATGATCTGCCGATTATTCAAGAAGCAAATAGAAATTTTGAATTTAATATTGAAGATGTATACAAGGGATCTAGTTATCTAACGATGGAAGAGTGCCATCCTTGTTTTGATAATATTAAGATTTTAAACCCAGAAGTTCTGCCAGAAGATTTAATATCTTATTTTGACGAGGAAGATTTAAGGGGATAAATAAAACATAGAAATCTAATGGTTGTCATAATCCGATGCCTCTTAATAAGTTAGAGAATTTTATCAAGAATACAGAAGGACGTATTCTTTATGTAAATCCAAATGACCTTGATGCTACGGACGGTATCGAGAATCAAGGTAACTCCTTAACAAAACCCTTTAAAACGATTCAAAGGGCACTTATTGAGTCCGCCAGATTTTCGTATTTGAGAGGAAGTGATAACGATATTACAGAGAAGACAACGATTCTTCTGTTCCCTGGCGAACACCTGATTGATAATAGACCTGGTTATGCGATCAAAAGCGTAAATAATGTCGCTACGACAGTTTCTCCAAGTGGTGCTGAATCATTTGCTGGTAATGAACTGACACTGACACTTAACAGCAACTTTGACTTAACACAACCAGAAAACATCCTTTACAAGTTCAATAGTATCAATGGTGGTATTATTGTTCCTCGTGGTACTTCTATCGTTGGTCTTGACCTAAGAAAGACTAAGATTAGACCAAAATATGTTCCAAACCCAACCGATTCTAACGTAGATTCTAGTGCTATTTTCAGAATCACTGGTGCTTGTTACTTCTGGCAGTTCTCTATCTTTGATGGTAACGATACAGGATTAGTTTACACTGACCCTGTTGATTTCTCGGAACTTAATCAGTCTAAACCAACATTCTCTCACCATAAACTTACTTGTTTTGAGTATGCTGATGGTGTTAACCTTCCTGCTGGTTATGACTTGACTGACCTTGATATGTATTACAGCAAGGTTGGTAATGCATTCAATAGAGCATCTGGAAGAGAAGTTGATCAGAAGTATCCTGCACAAGCAGGTGCTTTTGCTAAACAGAGACCTGAATGGGAAATCGTTGGTGCATTTGCATCTGACCCTGTTACAATCACTTCTATTATCTCTGGTGATGGAGCAACTCCTGGTTCTGTCATTACAGTAACAACAGAGAAAGCACACGGTCTGACAGCAGGCACACCAATCAAGATTCGTGGAATCAATGTTGCAGACTATAACATCTCAACCAAAGTTGTTCAAGTCGTTAGTGATAACGTATTTACATATTCACTCTCATCAGTAAGAGCAAACCTGCCTGCTGGTCCTGCTGCTGGTCTTGCTCCTGGTTCTACTGCTAGTGTAACTATTGAGACTGATACTGTCTCTGGTGCATCTCCATACATCTTTAACATCTCTCTGCGTTCTGTCTTCGGTATGCAGGGTATGCACGCCGATGGATCTAAGGCAGATGGTTTCCGTTCGATGGTTGTTGCACAGTTCACTGCTGTGTCTCTTCAAAAGGATGACCGTGCGTTTGTTAAGTATAATCCAACAAATAGAACTTATGATAGTATCTCAGTAACAAGGGTTGCTGGTGAAGCACTTTCATCTGGTTCTTCATCAACTAACGAAGCATTTGTTTACCACCTTGATTCCGATGCCGTTTACAGAAACGGTTGGAAGACGACTCACATCAAGATGTCGAATGATGCGGTCATTCAGATCGTTTCAGTCTTCGCTATTGGTTTCCACAAGCACTTTGAAGCACAAAGTGGTGGTGACGCATCGATTACCAACTCTAACTCCAACTTCGGTCAGTTCTCACTGGCAGCAGATGGATTTAAGAAAGATGCCTTTGATAAGGATAATAAAGGTTTTGTAACCTCTATTGTTACTCCTAGATCTATTTCTGGTGAAGAGACTCCTATTGAATGGGTCCAGTTTGATGTAGATAAAACTAAGGCAGTTAATAAAAACACTCACCTGTATCTCTTAGGATACACCAATGAAGATATTCCACCCCCAGTAATCTCTCAGGGTTATAGAATTGGTGCAAGAGTTGCAGAAAGAATTTATCTTGATGATGATTCTTATTTTGGTGAAGTCTTAATGACCAATGGTCCTATCACCAGTGGTAATCCAACTATACAAGGATTTGAGACTTCTGTAAAGCAGTATAACGATGTAGTTCTTTTCAATGATCCCAACAAGGGAACCATTTATATTCTTGGAGCAAACCACACATTAAAGAATGGTGAGTCTATTAGAATATTCAGTGAGACTGGCGATCTTCCCGAAGGTCTTGAAGAAAATACAGTATACTATGCAATCACTAATGAGAAGAAAACTACCCTCGCAGTAAATGAAATTCAAATTGCATCATCGAGAACTAATGCTGATGCACAGATTCCTATCTTCATCACCAGTTATGGTGGAGTAGAACTTAGAGTAGAGAGTAGAGTTTCTGATAAAGAAGCAGGTGAATTAGGTTCACCAATTCAGTGGGACCCCAACCAGAATCAATGGATGATTCACATCAAGGGTTCTGGTAATCCAAGTTCTCTTTGGACATACATTAACACTCTCACTACACCAGAGAGTGAAATTTCATACTTCAAGAGAAAAGAAGATGAAAGAAGTTTGGATGAAAAACTGTACAAACTTCGCTATGTTGTACCTAAGGAACTCATTAATGGTAGAGATCCTGTCTCTGGTTTCATTCTCCAAGATTCTAGTTCTACAAATGTCAGAGCAGTTTCTGACTTTACGCTGAATACATTAACGACTGATGATTATGACTTCAATCGTAATCCTAGATTTATTAGTTCTTGTACTTTTGACTCTGGAAGTTCTACAATTACAATCAGAGCAGAGAAGAATCACGACTTGAAAGTTGGTGATAAGATCATTGTCGAGAATGTAAGAAGTACCACTAATCCTTTTGCGGATGAAAAGACTGGATATAATGGAACATTCCTTGTCGAATCTATTACCGATGACAAGACATTCGCATTAGATTCTACCGATGTATTTGGTACTACTCACGCACCAGGAAACATCACAAATAATCTCAATGTAAGAGATATTGAACTTCCTAGATTTACTAGAAGTGATGTTAATGTAAACTATTACATCTATCGTGTAGAAACGATCACCAATTATGTTAAAGATGTACAGGATGGTGTTTACTATCTTTATGTCTTAAATTCTGATAATGCTATCCCAGTTGAGTTTACAGGAGATAAGTACACTCAGAAAGTTGTTGATCTCTATCCACAGTTGGATAGAGATAATTTTGATGATAACCCACCAGCAGCAAAATCTTTTGCTAAGAGATTCCCTCTCGGTGATGTTGTAACTAACGACTTGAAGAGAAGTATCACCAGAGAAACTGTTGATAAGTTTGTTGAGACATTCTCTATCGGTAAAAAGATTGTTGGTGTTTCAAATGCATCAACTTCTGCAAACTTGACATTAGAAGAAGAGCATCAACTGAATGGTCTTAATACATATAGCACCTTAAACGGTGGTTCTGGTCACTCTGATGGTACTTATTTTGGTGTCAGACTGTTTAATGATGCGTCTGCTCCCGCTTCTGCCGTCTGGGATGGTGCAACTGCCGATGTTACTGTTAGTGGTGGTGCTGTTACCGCTGCTGATATTATAGAAGGTGGTTCTGGATACACTAACGGTGAGCAACTTTACTTTGATAGTAGCATCATTGGTGGAACACCTCAGGCAAATATTCAGATTACAAGTGCTGGTATTTCTACCGCAGAGGGTAATTACGTTCAGGTAACTGGTATTGGTACAACTGCTGGTGGATATTTCAGACTGACTGATACATCCAATAAGAAAGTAGTTTCGATTGCTAGAACTACTGGTGATCCAGTTGTTGTCGAGAATCAATACCTCATCAATCTTGGACCTGCTGTAACAATAAGTCAAACAGCACACGATACTATTAGCGGTATTTCAACATTTACTGCTCAAAGTGGACCACACGGATTACTGGCAGGCAACTCCTTTGATATTCTTGATAGTGGCAATAATAATCTAGGTCATTTCGTTGTTAATAGTGCTACAAGTCCAACAATGTTCACCGCAAAGACTGGTTCAAGTCTTGGTGGAGCACGTTTCGTATTGAAGCACGGTCTTTCCGCTAACAATGCATCTGCTGGCGAAACTGGTGAGAATCTTGGTGTAAGAGGTCTTGCACCATTTGCAAATGATACTTTACTTCTGAACGAAGTTCTTACTACTCAAGATCAATTTAAGGTCACACTTCCTGGCGGTGCAACTGCTGGAATCACTGATAGATTCCCACTTGGATCTTACATCCAAATTGGTAATGAGATTATGAGAGTCAAGAGTTCTGCTCTGACTGGAACAAACTCTGATGAGATTCAAGTCATTCGTGGTTCTATGGGAACCATTACAGAGTCTCACGCTAATGGTTCTCTGATCAGAAAAATTGAACTGAAACCAATCGAACTTCGTAGACCTTCGATTCTTCGTGCTTCTGGTCATACATTTGAATACCTTGGATATGGTCCTGGTAACTACTCTACG